ACAGTCAATCCTGGTTTGCTGGTCTGACTTGGGATGATGTGTTTGTTGCTGGTAACTCTGCTGGCGTTGCTGTTGGACAAGCACCTACTGGTGAAAACCTTGAGAAGTCCACGATGCTTGAATTCTTCTACAAGTATCAAGTGTCTGATAACATCAGCATCACTCCTGCTATCATCTATGGTAGCGACAATCAGCGTCTTGCTGGTAACTCCTCAAATTGGGGAGGAATTTTACAAACAACCTTTAAATTCTAAGGTATAAATAATGATGCCTTAATTGGTTCGCATCTTTAAGGTAGAGATTGGAGGGCAGAAATGCCCTCTTTTCTTTTATAAATAGTATTGCGAACCAATTTAAGAGCAGATGAAAAACACTAATATGTTTTATACTTACGCATACTTGCGTGAAGATGGAACTCCTTACTATATTGGTAAAGGAGTTAAAGGTAGAATTTACTCTTCTAATAGAAAAATAAAAAAACCAAAAGATAAATCTAGAATTATATTTCTTAAACAAAATCTGACAGAAGAGGAAGCATTCAATCACGAAGAGTATATGATTTCAGTTCTTGGTAGAAAAGATTTAGGAACTGGAATATTGAGAAATAGGACTAATGGTGGTGAGGGTGCTTCTGGTTCTTTGAAAAGTGAAGAATTCAAAAGAAGACATAGTGAAAGAATGAAAGGAAAAAATAATCCTAGTTATGGTAGAAAACAATCAGAGGAACATAGAAGAAAAAATAGTGAGGCAAATAGAGGAGAAAATAATCATTTTTATGGTAAATCGCATTTAGAAGAAACCAAGAAAAAAATTAGTATGAAGAAGAAAGGGAAACCACTTTCTACAGAAACCAAAAGAAAATTAAGTGAGATACATAAGGGAAAATGTGGAGAAAATCATTCTCATTATGGAAAGAAATGGTGGAACGACGGTAAAGGTAATACTACACTATCACTAGATTGCCCCGGAGAAAATTGGGTTCTTGGTAGATAAATTACTTTAATAAATAACTAAAAAGTATTTGTAAAAATGGACGCACAAGAACTTCGCAATCTTCAAGAAGCATATATGGAAGTTGTTGAAAATCAGCAACTTGATGAAGAACTTACTGGTGCTCGTGCTAAAAGAGCAGAGAAAAAAGGATTTAAACGACTTGCTCGTGGGCAAGAAGGTTCAAGAGTAGCAAAAAATATTCGTGGGGGCAATCTTCCAACAAAAAGAGGAGGTGGTGGCGAAAAAGGACAATCCAAAGTTGGTATGAGATCGGCAATAGCATCTGATCAAGGAAGTGGAAACAAGTCGAAAAGAAGACAAGGTAAAAACGTTGCTGATACAAGAGCTGATAGAGATTATGATTATGATTATGCTAATCAATATTATGATGAAAGTTATGATATTTACGACATCATCCTTTCACACTTACTTGATGAAGGATATGCTGAAACACCAGAAGCAGCAGAAGCGATTATGGTGAATATGAGTGAAGAGTGGAGAGATAGTATTATTGGATGAATAAATAAGAGTGCCTGTGTGGTTCGCATCTATCAGGTAGAGAGGGAGCAGAAATGCTCCTTTTCCTGTATAAATAGTATTGCGAACCACAACAGAGTAGAACTATGACTTCACAAAGTCCAAGAGTATATACTTATAAAATTACTTTTGAAGAAGTCCCATATTACTATTATGGGGTTCATAAAGAAAAAGTATTTAATGAGGAATATTGGGGTTCCCCAAAGACAAATAAGTGGTGTTGGGAACTTTATACTCCAAAGAAACAGATATTAGAATTTTTTGAGTTTAGTGATGAAGGATATTTACAGGCAAATTTAGTTGAAGATAGATTGATTAAACCAGTATTAAATGATGAATGGTGTTTAAATGAAAGTTGTGGTGGTGTTAGGTCTTTAAAAATACTGCGTGAAAAGAGTGGAGTATTTCTAAAAAAGTGGGTAGATGAAAATGGTAATCCTGGTCCAGAAGCACTCAAAAAATATTTAAATCAAAATCCAGAGCATCAAAGTAAATCTGGTAAATTGCTCCATACTAAAAATCCAAATCACTTTGAGAAATCAATTGGAAAGTATATGAATGAAAATCCAGAGCATCAAAGTGTTTCTGGTAAAAAATGTTTTGAGAAAAACCCAAATCACTTTAATGATACACTTGGTAAGTATATAAAAGAAAATCCAAACCATCAAAAAAATGCTGCTCTAAAATCAGCACAATCAAAATGGATGGATTTAGACCATCCAGAGTTGGGAGCACATCACTTTAATAAGTTGATTGGACTACAAAGAAGATATGGGTTCCCTTCTACCAGAGAAAATAGAGTAAGAGTTTCTTAACCTTCCCTTAGTTGTAAAGGTGTCCCCATAGTGATATAATCAAGTGGTAATTTTTTATAAAACATTACCAAAAAATTTATGAAACCGAAACAAATTTTTGTAGGAATGAGTGGAGTTGCTCTCATTTCTGTTCCTTTCCTTTCTTACGCCGGAACAACCCTGAATGGAGCAGGAGCAACTTTTCCTTATCCATTTTACGCAAGAGTTTTTAGTGATTATTCAAAGGTATCTGGAACTCGTGTAAATTATGCTAGTGTCGGGAGTGGTGCTGGTGTTCGCCAATTCATTGCGGGCACAGTTAACTTCGGAGCAAGCGACGAACCAATCAGTTCAGCAGACGCTGCCAAAGTAAAGCGTGGTGTCGTTCAAATTCCTATGGTGGGTGGAACGATTGCGGTTGCCTACAACAAACCTGGATGTAATCTGAAACTGACTCAGAAGCAGGCAGTTGATGTTTTCTCTGGTCGTATTAACAACTGGAAGCAAGTTGGATGTGCTGCTGGTCCTATGCTGGTTGTTCATCGCTCTGATGGTTCTGGAACAACTTATGCCTTTACCAACTCTCTGAAAGCATTTGGTGGTTGGGCTCCTGGTGTTTCCAAGTCTGTTAAGTGGCCTACTGGTGTTGGTGCCAAAGGTAATGAAGGTGTTGCTGGTCGTATCCGTCAAACCAATGGTGCGATTGGATATGTGAATACTGGATTTGTAAAAGCAAACAAACTCCAAGCAGCAGCACTTCAAAACAAGGCAGGTAAGTTTGTTCTTCCTACTGCTGCTTCTGGTTCTGCAGCACTGAATGGTATCAAACTGGATTCAAACCTTGCTGGTGAGAATCCAAATCCTGCTGGAGCAACTGCATATCCAATTTCAACTCTGACTTGGATTCTTGCTTATCGCACTGGTAATGGTGCTAATGCTGATGCTATTCGTAAAGCACTCAACTATGCTCTGAGTTCTAAGGCACAATCACTTGCTGATGACCTTGGATATGTTCCTCTGAGTGGTTCTATCCTTAACCGAGCACGACTTGCCGTGGGTCGCATCGGAAACTGATATAGATATGGGGGTTGACAAAACCCCCTTTTTAGTGTATTATAAGTAACGAGTTAGGAGGTTTATGTCTCTTATTTCCCAACAAGACCGCCAAATGGTCATCGAAGCACTTGAATTTTATATTCAAGATATGCAAAAGAATAACTGCAATGAAGCAGCAATCTATTCTTATAATACGCTCCTTCGCTGGATTGAACTTGAGCACTTCAAGAATGAATGAATGAATAAATATCATTACCTGTGACCGGCAAACTTACAGGAGGAGGGTGAAAGTCCCTCCATTTTAATATAAATAATAATGCCGGTCACAGAGAAGAACTATGTCAAAGTATAATTTCATTCATCAACTTGATGAAGACGAAGAGTGTAGAGAATTAAAAGATTATCCTGGATATTTTATTACATCAAAAGGAAGAGTCTGGAGTAGTGTAAAAGGAAATGGTAGATGGTTGAGTCCATATAAACAGTGGAAATATTATTGGGGCGTTATGATTGGTGGTAAGAATGGTGGAAATAAATTACTGCATCAATTAGTTGGTAGAAATTTTATAAAAGAATATAAAGCAGGAATGCATATTCTTCATAAAAATGAAACTTTAAATTATCCTGATGTAAATTTTTTAGATAATCTTTATGTTGGAACACAAAAAGATAATATTATAGATAAAAATATAAAAAATAGAGGAAGGCACGGAGGTAAATCTCATTTAAATTTAGACCAAGTTGCTGAAATTAAAGATATGTGGTATAATACTAAAGGAGAAACTATTAATAAATTTTCTACTAGAATATGTTCATTATATGGTGTTAGTAGAACAACCATTTCTTATATTATAAAAGAAAAAACTTGGAATTATTGTAATTAGGAGGACAGTCCAATTAAAATAAATCTTTGGCATTGTAAAGATATGAATCAGTGGCGTTGGACTCTTACTGATAGTTCAAGACCAATTCGTAAACAAGAATCTGGTCAAAGAGAAAACCTTCGTGATGCTATGAATGATGTAGCAAATACGGTAGAATACCTTTTAAGTCAATCCTGACTTTTTAGGGCGATTAACTCAGCGGTTAGAGTGTCTGATTTACATTCAGAAAGTCCACAGTTCGAATCTGTGATTGCCCATTATAAATAAAAAAAATTGAAGAAGTATAACTGGTTATACAGATGGAAAACATTAGAATAAGATGTCGATCCTGTGGAAAGGAGTTAGAAGGGCATCAGAATAAAACGGTGACTTGTGGTTGTCCGAATATGGCAACTATTCGTGCTGATAAGATTTCAGCAGTTGACTTAGGGCAAGTTGTTATGCTAAACTCTTATCATAACAAAACAAAATCTGGTGTGCTTACAAGTGAGGATATTGCTTGGCAAGAGGCAAGGCGTCAACGCAAAGTAAGACGATTAGATTTTGAAGTCCGTTGAGGACTTATTTGTGTTTATCTGTATAAATATTTCATAAGATACTGATAAACCACTATGCCTAGAAATCCAAATTGTTCTTGTACTTATTGTGGTAAGGAAATTTATAGGAGACCAAATCAAATAGAAAATGGTTTAGTATTTTGTAGTACAACTTGTACTGGAAAACATAGTAGAAAAAATGAAAAATCTTGCCCTATTTGTGGTAAAATAATTTTTGGTAATTCAAAAACTTGTTCCAGAACTTGCTCAAATAAAAGTAGATATGGAATAAAATATGATGGATTAAATAAAAAGAATAATGCTAATAAAACAAAAATTTTAAAAGAAAATCTTTCTAAAATTAGAGGTGGTACTTGTGAAGAATGTGGTAATGAAAATTATAGTATTCTTCAAATTCATCACATAATAGAAAGATGTAATGGTGGAACAAATGATGATAATAATCTACAACTATTATGTCCTAACTGCCATTATACAAAACATTTAGGTTATTCAATATATGGAGAATAGCACTGATGGTCGGTAAATCGTCTTGAAAACGATGCCAGGTTAATAGCCTGATGGTTCGATTCCATTATTCTCCGTTACAAATATTACAAAGTTTTAGATTTTCTTAATCTATATTTTTGTATCAACACAAACTTGACATAGTAAAAATACTCACTAGCATAACTAGTAGTATTCAACCTAAACCCTATGGATCAACACACCTACGAAAACTGGGTGAAAATCAAGGAAACTTTCGAAGCTTCTGGAAATTTAGACAATATGTTTTACAAAAGAGCAGTTGAAATTGTCAAAACCCGAAGAGACCCTCTAGCAAAGTTTCTTGGAGATGAGAAATGATTCATGAAAATGATGAGTTGGTGAGTAGGTATGAAGTGCAGGAGATGATTGATGCTGCTATACGAAGGCACAATCGGAATGCTTCCATTATTTCTATGTGCGTTGGTTGGGTTGTTCTTGCTTTATTTGCTGAGGGACTTTTAAGACTTGTAGGTGTCATTCCCCCTATATTCCCATGGTTAGACATTACCCTGAAATAATAGGAATTATTTTCCTTTTAGTATTTGCTGGCACTATGTTTTATCAAGGCACTTGTATCATGAAAGGTCAAAGAGGATATTCACTCAGAGACTATATGAAACAAGAAAGTTCCAGTATGCGTAAAAGACTAGAAGAACTTTTAAAGGACAAATGATAAGTTTAACAGAAGAAGATTTACAAGAATTGCAAGAAATAGTCTTGAAACAAAAAATGATTGAATTATTTGAAGAACCATCTACTTATGAGGACGATGATTACGACGACGGACTGGTTATTATTCATTGAGTTTGCTTCACATATGCTCTATATGTTTGTGGCATTTATGTGTGGAGTTATTATCGGATACATAGTCGGATTTAGAAACGGAGGAATGTAATGAAAACTTCCATATCTGCCATTTTACTTTTTTCGGCAATTGCTCTATTCATAAACTGGGGACTTCACAATGCCTATCCACAATAAGAAGTATCAGTTTGCTATGTCGTCATTTGTGAGAATACACGGGCATTCAATCATAAACAATCACGACATCAAAC